CTCCTCTTCATCATCCGAGTGCAGATCTTTGGAGATTTCCCAGAATTCCTTAGAGCCCAGCTTGAACGGGCCGTGCTGTTGCGCCTTGTACCAGAAGATTTGCTCCTGCAGTTTGTTGGATTTCGCATTGTTATTGATCACCAAGCACTCAAAATTCTCGGTGCACTGGTCCATCACCTGGCAAAAGCTCTCAAACGTGGGGAACATGCCCGCGTAGTTCTCGTAGATGCGTTTGCGGTTGGCAATGTAGGGTTCGCGCAGGATAAACACGTAATCAATGTTCGTGCGCAAATTGGGCGGAATACCAAGCGGATATTGCATTGTGATGACTAACATGATCTTCCAATGACGACCGTTCATGAAGAGGAGCCGCATCATAACGTCCTTGGTCCATTTGTTGTCGTAGAGGCAGTCGTCCAGGACCACGAAGGTGCGGGGGTCAATGGTGGAGCGCTTATAAGTTTCTACTTCTTTTTTCACTTGTTTGAGGACGGCTTTTTGGCGTTTGAGGATGTTTTCTATGATGGCGGTGTTGTAAGCGTCGTGGATGAAGAGCTTTGGGACGTGGGCTGCGAAGAAGCCGTTGCCGGCTTCGGTGCCGGAGATGACGGTGCCGATGGGGATGTCCTGGTGGTGGAACATGAGGTCCTGGACGAGGAAACTTTTGCCGGTGTCACGGCGGCCGATGAGGACGATGACGGGCCCCTTGTTTTCGTCGGGCCTAAAGCTGATGGAGCGCATATCAAATTTTGAGAGTTCCAGGTTCATTGCAAAACAAAAATTATTTATTTACAGTTGTTGCACTTATTACAATACAAATAAATAATATTGCGAATGTTTAAACGCGACCTGCGATGAAGGAGTGGATTCAACGATTTTACTATGTGGTGTTGTATGCGTGGTATGGGCTTTATGCAATAGCGCTGTTGGGAATTGCGACAGTTGCACCGGCGTATTTGGACACGATAAACCTGGTGTTAAAGTATTTCATTATCGGGTTTTTGCTGGTGCGGTTCAATCCTTGGACGAGGCATGATGCATTCACTGCGTTTGATCGCAGCATTGTGTTTAGCGCGGCGTTCTTTTTGCTGGCGTCCACTGCGATTATGTCGCTTGTGCAATCGTGGTTGCATATTCCAATCATGAAATGAAATGAAATCAATTGTAAAAATATTTATATATTCCGCCCACTATCCAAGCAGAATTAATCACAATTGATTGTGCTTGTCGCGTTTTAATGCATATTATTAGCAATCCAGATGCACCAGCGGTGTTCAATGCAAAAAGATACTTCCGGCCCAACCTATGAATTCCAAAACCAATGCGCGGGTTTTATTTTCATCAGGCGTTGCGGATGCATTTGAAATTTCAGGAATTTCTGCAACATGATCGTTGGGCAATGGTGTAATTTTATTAGCATTCATTTTCATTTAATTCATTACAATTTATTTAATATTATTACATTGTATTACGCACAACAAGTGATTGGTGGTTTTAGGCATGAAAGACACTCGGGCAAATCATGCGAAATCATTGGAGGATTTAGAACAGGAGCTGGTGAAGCAAGCGGTTGAAACCATTGGGGCCAAGATCGGCGCCAAAAAAACGAACGACCCTAAAATGAAGGACATCATTGCAATTGTGGAGCGCTTCATAAAGAAGCACGAGTTGGTGTGTTACGGGGGCACGGCGATCAACAACATTTTGCCGGAGGAGGCGCAGTTCTACGACAAAAAGACGGAGATACCGGATTACGATTTTTATTCGCCCAAAGCGCTGGAGCACGCGAAGGATTTGGCCGACGAGTTTTACAATAACGGGTTCTCGGAGGTGGAGGCCAAGTCAGGCATGCATCACGGCACGTACAAAGTGTTCGTGAATTTCGTGGGCATTGCCGACATCACGCAGCTGGATCTGTCGCTGTTCAAGAACATTCGGGCGGATTCCATCAAGGTGGACGGAATTTTGTATGCGCCGCCGAACCTGTTGCGCATGGGCATGTATTTGGAGCTGTCGCGTCCGGAGGGCGACGTGTCGCGATGGGAAAAGGTCAGCAAGCGGTTGGCGTTATTGAATAAGTACCACCCGTTGAGGGCGGAGGGCTGCACGCCCAATGAAGTGATGCGGCCATTTCAAACACCAAAAAGCGCCAACAAACGCAAACACATTAACAGCCCCACCGCAGATGAAATTGATGAAGCTCGTCCCCAAAAAGATGAGCCCGATGAGGTGCGCCTGTTTCGCACGGTGCGGAACGTGTGCATAGACGAAGACTTGGTATTTTTTGGGGGGTACGCCATTTCGCAGTACGCCCGGTATTTGTCGAAATCGGAGAAGGCGATGTTTGCGCAAATTCCGCACTTTGACGTGCTGTCCATGAATCCGGAAGCCAGCGCGGGAAAAATAAAAGAACGTCTTGAAGACAACGACTTCAAGGGCGTGGCGATCACCAAACACTCGGGCATCGGCGAGATCGTGCCCGAACATTACGAGATTGCGGTGGGAAACACGTCAATTGCCTTCATTTACAAGCCGGTGGCGTGCCACAGCTACAACATGATTCAAGTGGGAAAACGGGGAGTGCGCATTGCCAGCATGGACACCATGTTGAGCCTGTATTTGGCAATGATTTACACGGACAAACCGTATTACGATGTGGGGCGCATTTTGTGCATGTGCAAACAGCTCTACGACATTCATCAGCGCAACAGATTGAGCAAAAGCGGGTTGTTGCGGAGGTTTGGTGCAACGTGCTACGGAAAGCAGGAGACGCTGGATGACATGAAGGCTGAAAAGGCAGAAAAATACCAAGAGCTTGACCACGATGATCCAGAATATGAGGAATGGTTTATGAAGTATTCGCCCATGGAGTATTTTGAGCACACGTACAACATCAAGAAACACAAACTCACCGTGAAACGATCACCCAATGCAAAAAAGAGCCCATCTCCTTCCCCTCCCCCCGAGAAAAGCCCTTCCACTAAGAAAAGCCCTTCCCCTAAGAAAAGCCCTTCCCCTAATAAAACCCCCACAAAACCCCCCACAAAAAGCCCGGTGAAAGTGAGAAAAACAAGAAAAGCCAAGCGAAAATCAAAATCAAAACCGTTGCTCAATAAGTTTTTCAAAATAATAACTTAAATCCATGATCGGTGTCTTATTCAATACATAACAAATGAGCCGCCCATTGGTGATGACATATTGCAACAAGTTCAGGGACACGAATCATGAAAACACGAGGCGTTTGATTGAAACGATGAAACACAATGATTGGGATCACGCGGTATTGGGGGGAGGTGAACAGTGGGAGAATTACATGACCAAAATGAACGCGTATCGCCGTCATTTGGAAACCCTGCCCCCGGACAAAATTGTCGTTGTCACAGATGCACACGACGTGTATTGCCTGCGAAACGTGCACTATTTCGTGGATGAATTCAAATCGCTGAACAAGCCGATTGTCGTGAGTGCCGAGTACTTTGCAGAAGGTCGGATAAATTACGACCCGAATTGCTGTTACGCGCAGGTGGAATGGCTGGGTCCCTATTTTGATCATCACGGCATGCGCGTTTTGCCCACAGACCACGTTAAAAAATACGCAAACAGTGGTCTAATGTGCGGGTATGCTAAAAACTTGCTGCATTTGAACAATTGGATATTTGAAAACGGATACACCGACGATCAAAAGGCAACGGCAGCGTACATCAATGCACATCCAAATGACGTGCATTTGGACATGGATGCCCAGTTTTTGCACACATGCACTTCGGGCGTGAATTTCGGGCTGCATGCCCAAGTGCAGTGCGACGACAGCCCATCGTTCGGCGAGTTGTTTGGACATTCTGCTTATTTTTTGCACATCCCCGGCCTGCACTGTGGCGGAGGCCAATCCATTTTGTACAACGTGGTGTATGATGTTATGCAACAATACAATTCACGGATTGCGTTTCAATTGCCGTCCCACAATTACAACTATGTTGCATTCAAGCATTATCACACCAATGAAAAAAAAATATTGGAGTAATGCATGCAATCACACACGCACAACACACAACACAACACACAATACACAACCACATGCTGATAACGAATCAGTGGATGAAATGGGGTCTATTTGTCATGCTTATTTACTACATCGCCGCTTACAATTATAAACAACACGTTCGGCAGGAAGAAGGCTATGAAAATTGGTCAGCTTGCGCGGAACAAGGCTACCCGAAAGACTGGTGCATGTTCACGCCGGATCCAATGCAACCCGCACCCGGGTACTGCAACTGCGGTGGTGGGCATTACGGCAGTTATCATGCAAACGGCAAATGCAATTGCTACTTGTACAATCCGCAACTCACCCCCATGTACGTGGACAAGCTGTTTAACGATCATTTGGAATAATGCGATTGAAACGATTCGGATGAGTCATCATAAAGTGGACCATCGTTGTCATCGTTGTCATCGTCGTCATTCTCATGATGGCACGCCGTGCAGCAACAGCATGCAAATCCGCCATTTTCATAACACCAACACACGTCGCAATCAAGCGTGTCTTGCACAATGTCCATGCATTCAAATTTGTTGCATTTCACTGTGGTGATCACAAACATGCCCATTAGCACGGTGGCCAACGGAAAAAACGGCAACAACATGATGAGAGGCATGGTTATATGGTTGTGATTTTTATGATTTGTGTTAAATTGAATTCAGTGTATATTACATGAATTTAATTATTTTGATGGAATGTGAGTTTAATTGCGCTTCTTACAACTGCGCTTCTTGCCGCCACGCTTCTTGCCGCCACGCTTCTTGCAGCTGCGCTTCTTGCCGCCATTCTTCTTGTGACTACGCTTCTTGCCGCCATTTATTGTTGCATGTTGTTCACCGCGGAGTTTCTTCATAGCCGCCATTTTTCTCAAAGCATCCACTTGTCTTTGCAACAAGTCATGGCGCTTATCTCCTGCTTCAATTTCGGCAGGCGTCCTGTTGTCATAGGATTTGTAAGCTTCCTCCATTTTTGTTATATAATGCAGATATATTATATAATTGGCATGAATGAATAAATTTAAAAAATATAATGTATTTATTTTTGTAGCCGCCATAAAGACGTCGGTGCTTAATCAATTCAACCCGAAATTGGCGGGCAGCTCCGGAATGGTGGTGCCGTAATACGACTCAATCTCCTTCAATTTGCGATAATCGCGGCGCGTGACAAAATTGACGCCGCTTCCTTTGCGCCCCCAGCGTCCCGAACGACCGATGCGATGCAGATACTTGTGCGCATCGCGCGGCATGTCAAAATTAATGACCGTGCTCACTTGCTGAATGTCAATGCCTCGCGCAGTGACGTCGGATGAAATCAGCACGCGGTGCTGCCCGCTGCGGAACTCTTTGTACGCCTTGTTTCGCAAATCCTTGTCCATGCCGCTGTGAATGCAGCACACGGGGAACCCGTCGTTCATCATTGCCTCCGACAAATCGCTGACGCGCCGAATGCTGTTGCAGTAAATAATGCACTGCGACACGGAAATGCGCGTGAACAGGTCTTTTAGCGTGGCGTACTTGTCGTGGTCCGTCTCCAACGCCACGTGATACTGACTGATGCCCTCCAGCGTGAGCATCTCGCTTTTCACCAGGATGCGCACGGGGTTGCGCATGAACTTGTCCGAAAGCGAGTGCAGCTCGGGCGGCATGGTGGCGCTGAACAAACACACCTGCACGTTCGTGTTCAGCTGCTGGAAAATGTTGTAAATTTGCTCGTTGAACCCAGCCGACAGCATTTCATCGGCTTCGTCCAAAATGAGCATCTGCATTCCACGGCCAACGGCGGGCTGCCGACGCAGAATGTCGTGCACACGACCGGGGCATCCAATGATGACCTGCGGTCCGTTTGCCTTCAAATCGGCGACATCATCCTCCGTGGATGTTCCGCCAATGAGGAGCTGCGCATTGAGTCCGGTCATTTGCGTGCCCAAATCTTTCACCACGTCATAAATTTGAGTGGCCAACTCACGCGTGGGTGCGATGATGAGCGCTTGCGGCTGCTTCACCTCCAACCGCACCCGGTTCAGCGCTCCGGTTGCGAATGCGCCTGTTTTGCCGCTGCCGGACTGCGCCTGGGCAATCACGTCGCGGCCGTCAATGATGGATAGAATGGATTTTTGTTGAATGGGGCTGGGCTTTTCAAAGCCATAGCCGTACAACCCGCGCATCAGCTGCGGGTTCAAATCGGGGATGTCTTCCCACGCCTCAAATTCCCGGGCGGGGGTTGATTCTGGTGTCGGGTTGGGTGCGGTCATTGTTATGCTTGTACGCTGGAATATAATGCATGGGTGTATTTAAGCCGTTTTTTTATTTATTTTATGTCGTAATGTAATGCCCACGCGCAAACCTCATTGAATTTTTGATTGGAACGTGCAAAATTCATAGAAAGCAATGTCCATCGGATAAATCCCATAACGAAAAAATGCAACTGCAATCCATGATAAAAATATTTTAGATGAAATGAATATAAACAAGGCGCGCATATTACAAATAGTTTCAAAATTGCATGACAATGACAGAGACGGCAGTGCAGATAATGCCGGTATATCAACTCGCCGATTTTGATGTCATTAAATGGAACGGGTTTGAAATTGAGTTGCCAGCAGAGGTGATCAATTTAGTTTCGCGCATAGCAGACCAAGTGGGTGCGCCGTCCTATGTGAAGACCCCCATTTTTCCAAAGCGCGAAAAAGAAAAGGGGCAAGGGCATGCGGATGATGCCACGACAACTTCCGTGCAAAGAAAACCGCGCAACACCGTGAGTGAAATCACGGAAGACGACTGGGAAACCATTCGCCGGTTTCAGGCCACCGAGTTGAAAAAAAGGGAGGGCATTGACGCGCATCTGGACAGCATCCGGTCCGACTTGAACAAAATCACAGACAAAACGTTTGACGAAGTCTTTGCCGCACTGTGTGCGCGCATTGACGATTTGAAGGACGAGCCGGATGCGAGTCATTTGCAAACGGTGGGTGCCGCCATTTTCAACACGGCCAGTTCCAACCACTTCTTTTCGTGTGTGTACGCGCGCCTATTTCATCAGCTGTTGCAAAAATACGACGAAATATTCAAGGTGGCATTTTATGCAAATTTTGAGCAGTTCATGGCGTTGTTCAAGACCATAGAGCATGCGGATGCCAGAAAAGATTATTCCCGGTTTTGCGAAGTCAACAAGACGAATGACAAACGGCGTGCAATGAGCATGTTCATCGTCAATTTGATGAAGGTGGGCGTTGTCACCACGACACAAGTCATGGACATTGTGAAGCAACTGCAGTCGCTCATTCAGGTGCACTTGCGACAATCCGACCATGCAAATGAAGTGGAAGAGCTCACGGAAAACTTGTTCATCATTTTGAAGGATGCGCGCCAACACTTGAGCAAAGCGCACGAGGAGGAATGGCAGGCAATCGTGTGCGAAGTGAAGCACAACGGCCAACTGAAACCGAAACACGCGAAGTATCCCAGCATCACCAACAAAACCATTTTCAAACACATGGACATTCTGGATGAATTGACCAAAACAAATTGACAAATCATGAAACATCCAAACAACTAATTCGTTTCATTAAAAATATAAAAACAATTGATTCATTGTGTTTATATGAAGTAATCCTTGTGAAAACCATAACATGAATGAAGATTCCGTAGATCATGTGGAGTTGTGCATACACGATGACGACGATGGTCCCGCGTGTTCGTCGTTGGAGTCATCCGTCACCACATATGACAGCATGATGCAGTCGCTGCACGAGGAATTAAACCATTCGGCCAACGCACTCAATGTGAGTGCTGAATTTGAAGACCTTGAATTTTTCAAGATGGATTGTGCGACGGCGATCTCATTTGACTACGAAATGAATTACACCCTTAAACAGTTGAAACACATCGCTGGATACTACGGATTAAAATGCAAGCCCCGAAAGGGGGACATGATACAAGAAATTGTGATTTTTGAGACGGATGCCGCGAATTGCGACGCAGTTTCCCGACGCAAACGGTTGTTTCATTATATGGACATGCTAAAAACCGATGACTATATGAAATCATATGTGATCATGTGATCATGTGATCATGCAATGCGCCTTTTGCGACGAGTGTGTCGCATCCATTTGAATCCTCCTTTTCGTTTTCTTGTGGCAGACGTCGTTGTGGATTTGGTTATCGCGGACTTGGGTTTCACGGACATCGTGGATTTGGATTTTGTCATCGCCGACTTCACGGATTTTGTCATCGCCGACTTCACAGGTTTGGTCAAATCTTTATTGGGTTTAGTTGTAGCGGACTTGGTTTTCACGGGTTCGGGCATCATCGCAGGCTTGGGCATCATCATCGCAGGCTTGGGCATCATCATCGCAGGCTTGGGCATCATCGCAGGTTCGGGCATCACTTCTGCGCGGTATTTCAACACATCCATGATTGCGTCCGATTTTTTATTATACAACGGTTCTTCATTGGTTGAGTTTGTGCAAACCAAATGAGTTGGAATGAATGTTGGCAATAATAGTTGCAGTATTCCAATGAAATGTTTCAAAACTGGATTGGGTCCCATTTCCCCGTTTTTTTTACGGATTTGCTCATTTGCAAAAGGATTAGACGTGACAACATATATTCTGTCAGCTCCGATTGTTTCAAACATGGTTTGCAACAGCATTAAACGACCGCCGCTGGCAGGTTCGGCTCCGATGTGATCTGAAAAAAGATACTTGGCATATTGTTTTAATAGTGACTCTGCATCATCGTTTATGACATTGAAAAACCCAAAGGTTAATCCATTTATTTGGCTTAACAACATGTCAAAATCAAAAAAATACACAGGTTTGAACTCACGCGAAGTTTCCTCATGTGCAATGATTTGTCGAATCATGTCAGGGGTCATGCTATTTCCAATCCTTTTTTCGGTGTGGGTTTTTAGAAACTTCCTGAAATCGTGAGAAAATGATGTATCCTGTGATTTTAAAAGAATGTACTCAGCAGGATCGTTCGTGATCGTCATGGGTCTTCCTTCTACATCATGCAACACAATTGGTCCCGGAGGGCAATGCACACTGTGTAATTGCACACCCATGTCAATGGCTGCGTTTCGCACATCTTCTATGTTGCCTTCATCATCGTCAAAAAAAAAATGGTAATTGTGCACTTTTGAACTGTTAAATTGTGTCACGGGTGTTGAACCCACGGGCAAGGATTCCATTTGGTTTATAATGCAATGATAAAATAATTAAAATGGGCAACTGATTTTGACCTTTTTGCATTATGTGAAACACTATATAAAAATAAGGGCATTCTGTAATTCATTGATAATAATCATTTGTGTTGCATTTTCTCTCTGTTTCCATGTCAGCCAAGGAAGAACGCGCGATGCAATTGGAGATGCATCGCATGACCCGCGCGAACGGGGAGATGATTGCCAAAAATGCGGCGCTGGATGCCGAATGCGCGCGTTTGCGCATGACGGCACAGCAAGAAGCCAAACAATATGCCGCAAAATATGACGCGATATTAAATCAGTGCAATGCGCTTCAGATGGTTAAACGCGATATGAGCGAGGCCATGCAGCAAGAACGGCAAACCATGGCGAACAAGATGGTTCAGTTGCAGCAAGAGATGCAGCAACACGTGCAGCAGAAAATTCAGCAGGAAACGTTCTCGCAACGGCAGTCCAACCTAGTTGAAATAGTCACCGTGAAACGCAACCTGGATGCTCGTTGCGCGGAATTCATTGCAAACAAAACCAAAGAACTAGATGCAGAAAAAAAGGCGTTGGAAGATGCAATTGTGGCTGAAAAAAATGCACGCGAAAAACGCGAAGAAGAACATGTTGTTTATTTTTTGGCTCGCATGGACGAAATTGACAAGCAGAAGGCCGTGGTTGCCGCACAGCTGGAGGAAGCCAAGCAGAAGTTTGAAGAAGAATGCAAGCACCGACGGGAACAGCTGCAAATGGAACAACGCGCACTGGGAGCGCAACATGCGCATCGCATGGACGAAGTCGTCAAAATGAAGGCCGTGGTTGCTTTGCAGCTGGAGGAAGCCAAGCAGAAGTTTGAAGACGAATGCAATCAACGACGCGACCGGCACCAAATGGAACAAAATGAGTTGGAAGCACACCGGCGGGAGCAACATGCGCAACGCATGGACGAAGTCGTCCGACATGAGGCCGCGGTTGCCGCACAGCTGGAAGAAGCCAAGCAGAAGTTTGAAGACGAATGCAAGCAACAACGGGAACAACTGCAAATGGAGCAAAGTCAGCTGGAATCACACCGGCGGGCGCAACATGCGCATCGCATGGAAGAACTGGACAAACAGTGGGTTGTGGCTGCCGCACAGCTGGAGGAAGCCAAACAGAAGTTTGAAGACGAATGCAAACGCCAACGCGACCAACGCCAAATGGAACAAAAACAAATAGAAACTCAAATTCACAACTATTTGCAGATAAGTGATGAACTCACTGCAAAAATCACGCAAACCGAGTTGGAACGGAATGGGCTGTTGGCAGAAGCCGAAAAACGGTTTGAAGATCATGTCAAAAATCACACGTCACATTTGATGAAAACGATTTCATTCGCGCACATGTCCCATTCCATTGCTGCAAACTATGCACACATGCACATGATTTGCCACCAGCTGGATTTCAACCAAAAGCGAATACTGATTTATTCCCACTACTCCGAACACGACGAGGTGGAGAGTTACAATTATTTGACGCTGGAAAAAATGGAAGACCGGTTTGATCAAGTCATCGTGCTGACCAATTGCCCAAACAAGTGGAAGTTCCGCGACACTAATTACAACAAGTTTCACGTGTTGTGGTACAATTTCAAGAGCGATTTTAGGAATTACGCGGTTTTCATCATGCAATCGGGAAAACAGATAAAACGCGCTTCGCAGTTGTGCCTAATGAACGACTCCTTTGTTGTGGTGGATGTGTCGGCGTTTGAGAGATGCCTGCAGCGGCTGTTTGACCCCCCCGCGAGCATTTGTGCCGCAGCGCATGACTTCATGGGAATCACCAGCAGCCACGAAGGCGTGTATCATTTGCAATCATATTTTATGTGCTTCAATGCAATGACATTGGGTGCCGTTGTGGATTATTTTGACGCGCACGGATTGCCCATAAATCATTATGCGTCCATTTCAGTGTATGAACTCGGAATCACACACCATCTCACGAACCAAGGCTTCATCCCGTTTGCGATGGTTTCAAATCAAGAAATGCCGGTTCCACTCAACACCACGCACTGCAAATGGTCGCAGGTGCTGCAAACCACGGGGATTGTGAAACGGCAGCACTTTTTGAAGCAGTACCCGCCACGATTCGCAATGACGGACCTCAACATCGCGCTGGTTGCCAATAAATTTTCTGAAAACAAGCATTTCATCCATTTTTTGAATTATCACGGCATCAAATTGGATTGATTTTAGCAATTTAATTATTGCAATATATGTAAAACCATACAAACCATACAAACCATACAAACCATACAAACCATACAAAATGACCCAGTCAATGAACATAAGAAATTTCCACGACATAACAAATGTGCTGTTCATCAACCTGGATTCGCGCATAGACCGACGCATCCATTTTGAGTCACAATTCCGAAAATTGGGGCTTCAACCGCAGCGCTTTTCGGCCATTCGGAACGCAGACGGCGCCATTGGTTGCAGCATGAGCCACGTCGCGTGCATGGAACTGGCGATAAAACACGGATGGGACCACGTGCTGATATGCGAAGACGACGCCACGATAACCAATCCCGGGCAATTGGTGCATCAAACAAACCAATTTTTGAATCAGTTTGGCGACGCGTGGGACGTGATGTTGCTGGCTGGAAACAACTACCAGCCCTTTCGCCAAATGTCGTCGGAATGCGTGCGCGTGGCCAACTGCCAAACAGCCACCGCTTATTTGGTGCGTCGCCCCTATTTTGAACGGCTCTTGGCGAATTTTAAGCAGGGATTGAAAAACTTAATTGCTAACCCGTCGCAGCAGCCGGATTACGCGGTGGATCAGTACTGGAAACTGCTGCAGCGCGTGGATCGCTGGTATTTGATCGTGCCCACTTCGGTGATTCAGCGACCGGATTACAGTGACATTTCACGACAGCACGTGGATTACACGTCGGAGATGACCCAAGTGAACAAAAAATGGTACGGGAACTGAAATCAGAGGTTCTTTCTTAGGGAGGGCTCGTCTCCCCCACGTTGGAGAGCGCATCCGCTCGCTGATTATTGTCCCGATAGACATGTTCATACTCAATTTTGGCGAATTTTGATGCCAATGCAACGGCACATTGATATAGTGGTGCCAATTTGGGTGAATTCACCTTGTATTTGCACTGCATTTGCCGGATGACGAGCTGGCTGTCACCGCGCACCTGCAGCTCTGTTATTCCCTGTTTCAGTGCCGCATTCAGCCCCAATATGAGTCCCGTATATTCCGCCTCGTTGTTGGTGGTGTTGTATCCGGCAAACACCGATTCGGCAAACACTTCGTTTTGTGATGCGTCGTATATGACTGCGCCTGCACCGGCTCGTCCTGGGTTGCCCTTGCTGCAGCCGTCAAAGAACATGGTGTGCATGTTGCGATTGGGGTTGCGATTGGGGTTGCGATTGGGGTTGCGATTGATGGGCGCAATGTGTCAAATTGATCAATTTTTTAACAATTTGATCAACAAACAATTTGATATGTTTAAAATTTAAACAATGTTGATAATATAATATCTATTAACAACCCAATAACCAGACACGAATCATCAATGAGCGCACTTGAAAGCATAATCAATGTGCTTTATATTAATTTGGAGTCGCGAAATGACCGACGCGTGCACGTGGAAGCGCAGTTGGCCGAGCTCAAAAATGCCAGCAATGGAATGCCAAACTTGGTGGTAGAGAGATTCAACGCCATTAAGCACATGGTGCACGGCGCGATTGGGTGCAGCATGAGCCACATGCGCTGCATCCAAATTGCTAAAGAGCGCGGATGGGACCATGTGTTGGTTTGTGAAGACGACGTCCTGTTCACGAATGCGCCGCTGTTTTTGGCGCAGCTGACGAAGTTCATGTCCACTGTGCGGCAATGGGACGTGGCGCTTCTGGCGGGCAACAACATCCCGCCGTTTCGGGTCGTGAATGACGCGTGCATTCAAGTGAGCAGCTGCCAAACCACGACGGCATACATTGTGAAATCGCATTATTACGACACGCTCATTGAAAATTATCGCACGGGTATCAACAAATTGATGCGCAGCCCCACGCAGAAGCTGGACTACGCGATTGACCGGCACTGGTTTGAACTGCAGCGCCGGGACCGCTGGTTCTTGATCACTCCTCTCAGCGTGGTGCAGCGCGAGGATTACAGCGACATTGAGCAGCGCTTCACAAATTACGGTCACCTCATGCTGGATTTGGACAAACAGCAGTTGCAGCAAATGATGATGCGACGCCGACTGGAACCCATTCAAATGCAACTTAAAAAATGAAATGAATCATGGGTCTGCGGGGGTTCCCGTTTCAAACTCGCACAGCATTCGGGGGCTTGTTATGCTGTATGTGTAATGCGTGGCGTGTCCAAATGCGTATTTGCATTCCGGTAGATCTGAAACCTCTGGTTCTTGTGAATGTTTTTTGTCCTTTTCATTAATGTCGTTGCCACTGCTGTCGTTCTTAGTGCCGTTCCTATTGCTGCAGCAATAATTGCACAATGAAAAAGGCCCAATTGCATTGGTGGTTGCATTGGTGGTTGCATTGACTGCCGTGATGGGTCCCAGAACCGGACTGGATTCCGGAGTTATTATTTTTTGATACACCGAAAACATTTGAGTTGAAGTTTGAATTTAAATGTTTTTTACAATGTTGTAGTATGCGTGGATTTATTTTTTTCATAGTTTGAGAATGTCATTCATCGCGAACAATGTCAATATCACGTTTTCCACGTGCTGGTACCAATTCAAGGCCAAGTTCGATTTCAGCGTGTATGCACAATGGATCCGCAACATGCTGTCCAACGTGCGCGCATACAACCTCGTAATTTACACGGATGAAGCCGGTCGCGCTGCATTTGATTTTGACGCGTACGCCGCCGTCAATCCACGCATTCGCGTCATCATCAAGCCGTTTGAATCCTTCCGCAATTACGCGCTAAAAGACATGTGGATCGCCAACCACGCCAAAAATTCACTGCTGAATGAGTTGGTGGATTGGCGGGTGAATGCGTTGTGGTCCGAAAAGGCACACTTTGTGCGCGAAACCGTTGCCCATAAATACTTTGACACGGAATACTACGGCTGGTGTGACATTGGCTACTTCCGGGGTCGCAATAAGCAAGACTTGTCCATGTCACAGCTGCGTGGATGGCCGAATCCCGCCAAAATTGCGGTGCTTAATCCCGCCAAAATTTATTACGGCTGCGTCAACAATGACTGGAACCAAATTGAGCACTGCATTCACACATTGAATGATCCCACGCAAACCAAGGGGGTGGATCCGCGCCATAATTTCATTGCTGGCGGGTTCTTCATGCTGCACAAATCCAAGGCGGAGTGGTGGGCCGTCGCGTACGATGCCAAGCTGCACCAGCACCTGTCCCGGGGGCGCACCGTAAAAGACGACCAGCAAATCATCACCGATTGTGTGTTTTCAAAAGACACGCAATCCAATTTTCACATTTGCCGCGAGGAAGGGGGCAAACACGACGTGTGGTTCCTGTTTCAGCGCATGCTGCTCTAAAAACGTAGTTAGTCCACTTCTTCAATGTTAGGACCATTGCCAAAAGGTGGTTGTTGTCCTTGTTGTTGTCCTTGTTGTTGTCCTTGTTGTTGTCCTTGTTGTTGCCCTGGTTGTCCATAAAGTTTCGCCACAATGGGCGCAACAATGCCCTCCAACTTTTTCTGCTGGCCCGCATAATCATCCACGCACACATCGTTCGCGGCTGATTCCAACCACTCCAGCGACTCCTTGCACGCCGCCTCCACGGTCTGTCGCTCCTCCTCCGACAGCTTGTCCTTGGCTTCGGTGGCGGAGCTCTTCACGGAGTATATGTAGTTCTCCAGCCCGTTGCGCGCGTCAATGCGCTCCTTCTGCCGGGCGTCATCATCTCGGTACTTCTCTGCCTCCGACACCATGCGCTCAATTTCCTCTTTGGACAGCCGCCCTTTGTCGTTTGTGATCGTGATCTTGTTGGACTTGCCGCCCGCCTTGTCCGTGGCGTTCACGTTCAGCACGCCGTTTGCGTCCATGTCAAACACCACCTCAATCTGCGGCACGCCCCGCGGTGCCGGCGGAATGCCGTCCAACTGGAACTTGCCCAAGATGTTGTTGTCCTTCGTGAGCTGGCGCTCGCCTTCAAACACTTGGATCAACACGCCCGGCTGGTTGTCCGCGTACGTGGAAAAGGTCTGGCTCTTCTTGCACGGAATGGTGGAGTTGCGCTCAATCAGCCGGGTCATGACGCCGCCCGCCGTCTCTATGCCCAGCGACAGCGGCGCCACGTCCAGCAGCAGGATGTCCTGCATGGTCTTGGACTGGTCGCCCGTCAGAATGGCCGCCTGCACCGCCGCACCGTACGCCACCGCCTCATCCGGGTTGATGGAGCGGTTCAGCTCCTTGCCGTTGAAGTACTCGGACAGCAGCGCGCACACTTTGGGGATGCGCGTGGAACCGCCCACCAGCACAATCTCGTGGATGCTGCCCTTGGAAATCTTGGAATCCCGAATGACGCGGTCCACCGGGTCAATGGTGCTGCGGAACAAGTCCATGCACAGCTCCTCAAACTTGGCGCGCGTGATCTTCGTCGCAAAATCCACGCCGTCAAACAGCGCGTCCACCTCAATTGTGGTTTCCGCCGATGCTGAAAGGGTGCGCTTGGCGCGCTCGCATGCCGTCCTGAGTCGGCGCAGCGCCCGGTTGTTTCCCGATGGATCCTTCTTGTGCTTGCGCTTGAACTCCTGCAAGCACCACGACACAATGCGGTTGTCAAAATCCTCGCCACCCAAGTGCGTGTCTCCAGCCGTGGCCTTCACCTCAAAAATGCCGTCGTCAATTGTGAGCAACGACACGTCAAACGTGCCGCCTCCCAGGTCAAAAATCAGAATGTTGAGCTCGCCTGAAGCTTCGCCTTTTCCCTTTTTGTCCAGGCCGTACGCAATCGCTGCCGCCGTGGGCTCGTTAATGATGCGCAGCACGTTCAGCCCCGCAATGGCGCCGGCGTCTTTGGTGGCCTGACGCTGCCCGTCGTTGAAATACGCGGGCACGGTGATGACCGCATCCGTCACCACGGTGCCCAAATAGCTCTCCGCGATTTCCTTCATTTTTACCAAAATCATGGCCGAAATTTCCTCCGGCGAAAATGTTTTTTGCTCGCATTTGAACTCCACCTGCACGTGCGGCTTGCCGCCGTCCTTGGCAATTACCTTGAACGGCCAGTGCTGCATGTCGGCCTGAATGGCGGCGTCGTCTATTTTGCGGCCGATGAGGCGCTTCGCGTCAAAAATGGTGTTCTCCGGGTTCATGCTGACCTGGTTCTTCGCTGCATCGCCGATGAGGCGCTCCGAATCTGTGAATGCCACGTACGATGGGGTGGTTCGGTTGCCCTGGTCGTTGGCAATGATTTCCACGCGCTCGTTCTGCCACACACCGACGCACGAATACGTGGTGCCTAAATCAATTCCGATTGCTTTCTTCATTGTGATTGTGATTTGGTTATTGCTTATTAGTTGATGATGCATTACACCATCAACTAATCTTTAAATGATTTTTATAATATCAATTATTTCAGGCCCTGGACTTCTTGGCCCTGGACTTCTTGGCCCTGGACTTCTTGGCCCTGGACTTCTTGGACCTGGACTTCTTGGACCTGGACTTCTTGGACCTGGACTTCTTAGACCGCTTGTAACCACCTATTATTTCTTCTTCTTTATCAGATGAAGCAGATGAAGCAGATGAAGCAGATGAAGCAGGCGGAGCAGCAGATGGAGCAGATGAAGCAAGCGTGGGCGCACCAGAAGAAGCAGGCGTGGACGCACCAGGTGGAGGAGGAGGAGAAGCAATAGCACCAGAAGGAGCAGATGAAGCAAGCGTGGGCGCACCAGAAGAAGCAGGCGTGGGCGCACCAGGTGGAGAAGCAGTGGACGCTGAACTTCCCATGATTTATTTTATTGAATTTCTTATACACATATGCAATATTTAATTTTACACTTACTTCATTGCCGCCTGAATCATCGCGTTCACCTCATTTGAAGGAGCCGGCGCGTGCAGCCCCGCCGCATCCGGGTTGTGCACATGCTCCATCGCAAACGCGCTCGCTTCTTCGCTGCTTGGTACCCAATACACGTCTTCATGCGTCTTAAGCCAGTATGCGAAATAAACGTCTTCGGGAACACACACGCCGTCGTTGTCACTTGGTTTTAGATAAGGATGATTGCGTGCAATGGCCAGCATGACGCGCACATTGCGCAACGAGAGCCCGCCGTTTCCCACAGTCATTTGCAAGGGACATCTCGGTCGCAGCGTCGCACTTATGCCATAATCAGCCCATGGCGCACCCACGTAATCATACTTCAAGAACGCATCAATGGCGGCGCCGCCTTTTAGTAGCAGCGTGTCGCACTGGAAAATGAGCGCGTGTTCGCACTTGAACCCGTCCAGCAAGCACTGCCAAAACATCGGGTCACCCAGCATGGCGCTGTACTCTCCAGTGGTTAAATTACACCGGGCCATGCGCACGTAATGAACACGGTCGTCCGGAAAAGCGTGGCTCAACCCGTCCTTCACAAATCTCTCGTTGTCCGGTCCGTGATACACAATGAGCCCCCATCCCGCGTGCTGCAGCAAGCACATGAAGTTTTTAATCACGGGAATTAGGTTCGGGTGCTGGCGCGGTTCCACTATCACACAGAACTTGCGAGATTCGTGTTTGTGTTTCATGTGCTGGAATGCGTCCGCCCCCAGATCCGCATACCGCTGCAAATACTGACACCACTCCGGGGTATTCATGACAAAATATATGGGGAATATGTATTGGTATTGTTTGTATTGTTTGTATTGTTGTATTATTGCTTTAATTATGAATTATTTTTTAATAATTAAAACTCAATGGGACATACTGCGCTGACCTTAGTGGGTTTTCTGATAACTGCATGCTCTTCAAATTGCGCAATGATGTAAAACCTAGGAGCGATGAACAGCAGCGCGCTTCTTTAATGGCGCCTGGATCTGGACTTCTTGGACTTCTTGGACTTCTTGGACTTCTTGGACTTCTTGGAATTCTTCTTGGACCCGCCTCCGATTTTCAGTTCACCTTTGGCAATTTTAGCCTTCACTTTATCAATGGCCTCATATATTTCGTTTGATGGAAATGTCAAACCTTTTAATTCCATTTTAGTCTTAATTGCATTGTATATAAATTGGTGAAACTCGTTAGAATTAAGAGGATGTGTTTTATAACCAAGCATTCTGTGTATATCATACAAATGAAGATCTGTATGCCCTGCCTCATTTAGTACTGCGGTAACAAATGCATCTTTTTTTCGTTCGTCCTCGGTTAGTAATACTGACATTGTGTTATGGTTATGCATATATGTAATATAAAAATATTTTTGAAATATTATTTTTTGAATTTATAATTAGAATGTCATTATGACATTCTTAATTATTTTACTCATGCCTAACGATTTCATGTCCTTCTTAATTTCATTGTTTTTTGTTGCTTTTTACATGGTTTGGATGATGTTTGTTTGCGTTTTTTCCCGCCTCTTCACGTCGCCGAGAACCAGTCAGCGTCGCCAATGGTGCATTAGTCGTCGAAAATAAGATCGCCTAAAATAAAGAATAAATCAAATAAGAAATACATATATAGAAATATATTCTAAAAAAATGCATCTACGGCGTCGCAGCCTTTAATCAGCAGTGTGTCGCACTGGAAAATGAGCGCGTGCTCGCATTTGAAGCCGTCCAGCAAGCACTGCCAGAATAAGGGGTCGCCCAGCATGGCGCTGTATTCGCCCGTGGTTAAATTGCACGGGATCATGTGCACGTAGTGCACGCAGTCATCGGCGTCCAGCAGGCCGTCAAACCTCTCGTTGTCGGGGGCCTGATGAGAAGGGGTTCGGGGAACGTAGTTCCCCGATTTAGAAGTCCGGACCACCCGTGAATGCGGCCACCTCTTTGGTCGCGGATCCGCCACTGACTGCATGCTCTTCAAATTGCGCAATGATGTAAAACCCTAGGAGCGATGACACGTACACCAGCAGCGCGTCGCGCAGCAAGAACTTCAGCGGCTTGACCGCCGGTTCATCTTCTTCGTCGGATTTGTTATTGGTGAATCGCATTTCCGCAAATTTGGCCACCAAAAACACAAAGGCGATGATGCCGCTAACAATGTACGCGTTGCTGTTCATCGGAGTGGGGTTTGCTAAAGTATATACTAACCAAAACGAAACATTTGGTCTTTTTTACGAATTTGTGTAAAACGGTTTCAAGCAAGCACTTCAATATCGTCCAGTTCGGGTGCGTCATAATTCAGCTTTTTAAATGGTTCTTCAATGGGCTGAACATCAAACATGTCCAGTTGCACGTCTTCGCCGATCTGCAGCCGGTCTAGGGCGTCCTCATCGTCTTCTTCTTCCTGCATTTTGCGTTGCATGTATCTCTCGTTGCTGATCTGCTCCAAACGCTCTTCCGTCTTGGGAGCGTGAATGCTGTGCTCTGCATTGTTTGCATCAATCGCGCTGTCCATGTCGTTAAACTTGATTGATGCCGTTGATGCGTTTGATGCCGTTGATGTGTTTGATGCGGTTGTTGCGTTTGAACCATCGGATGACAAGGACGATGCTGGAAACGCGTCCAATCCGGGATCCCCTCCGGCAGCAATGACTGCTGCCGTGTCTGGAGCTGGAGCGGCCGATGTCGTCGCATGTGACTGTTCGTCCGCCACCGGCTCCTGCGACACAATTTCCTCCTTAATTTTAATTTCAATGTGGTCTTCAATGGTTTCATCCATGTACGTTTTCAGGATCATTTCCAGTGGGATGCTCTCTCGGATGCTGTCCAAAATGCACTCCTTAATGATGATCTCCAGTTCGCGCCCGTTCTTCTGAATGGACAGGGGCGGAATGCCGCGTTCAAACAAGTAGACGTTGGTGTACAGCTTGCGCGCGCAATGCACATACACCTTGTGAATGAATTCGTTCAGCTGCGGCACGTCAATGTCCACCTTTTTCTGCTTGCTGCCCACGCGCATGCAGGTCAAGCTCTTCAGCTGAATGATGTGCACGCACGTCACCAAATCCGACAAATACCCGCACCCGCTGCGGTCCACAATGCGCTGCGTCTCTTGCTCAATAATTGTGGCATTCCACTTCGGCACGCGCGAGAGAAAATTCTGAAATGTCATCAAATATTTCCCGGACTCGTTGTTCTGTTCGCACAGCTTCCACGCCTCGTCAAAAATGGAGCGAAACCCTTCCGACATCATGGGTGCCAAAATGTTGACCAGTCGGGCGCACCATTCGTTGCGAGATTCCTGTAAATTTGCGAGAGAAAAGTCATCCATGGTTGATTTTATGGTTTACATAAATGATATATTTTCTAAACTGTCATTGGAACGAACTAGCGCAAAATGCAGCATGAACAGCATGAGCAATTTTTCGTTCCTAAATTCGTGGCGCGCTTTCTGAAAAGCAATGAGCTTCTCAAATTTGGTATCGGATGACATGTCCGACGCTTCCAACCACCGCAACAAGTCCATGCTGCTGTAAGCCCGCTCGTGCAGCTCCCCTGCCAGCTCAATGATGTCGTCCGCGCCATACGTTCGCTGAAAGCACACCGCCTTGTCCAACCATTCTGCGCGCTGCTGCTTGAACTTGTCCAGCGCCGATCCGGCAAACGTCTTGCGCAGCAAATGCGTGTGCAGGTTGGTTTGCACGCCGTCAATTACCGGTTCCGGCACGTGAATCTCGCAAAAGCGCGACAGAATGGGACGCAGCAGCTTGCATTTGTCTTCCACCACAATGAAGAACCGAGTGGAGTGGTTGAAGAGCTCAATGCAGCGGCGCAGCGCCGACTGCGCGTCCGTGGTCAGCTTGTCCGCATTCAGGAGCACCACGCTCTTGAATATCTCTCCGTCCTTCAAATCCACGTTGGTTTTCGCAAAGAACTTCAAGTCCTCGCGAATGAACCGGATGCCCTTGCCGTGCGCGCAATTCACGTGCATTACATAATCCTTCAGCGCCACCTTGTCATTGCCGTATATGCGACGAACGAAGTTCCACGCAAGCGTGTTTTTGCCGCAACCCGACACACCGTGAAATATGATGTTGGGAATTTTTTTGTGTTCAATGAAAAACTGCAGCTTCTGACATATGTCTCCATGAATGTCCAACGGCGGCGCAGGCACAACCGGCGGTGCAGGAGCCTTCTTAATCACGCGAACCCGTCTGGGTTTGGTTGCTGTCATGGGATCATTCATGCGAGAGAAAATGATGTATTATTTTAAAGTCATCGCAATAACTTTAATACATTGTTTTGCTTTAGATTATGCGTTTTCATTTTTTTGAAAATTGATTTAAAAAGTGGAATGCAATGGTGTGTATGTAATATTGGTGATAAATCAACAAATGTCCTGGGCCAGTGTCGTCAAACGCAATGCAACAACGGCAACAACGGCAACAAAACCAAGAACAACCGCAACAACGGCAACCGCAACAACGGCAACGGCAACAACGGCAACGGCAACAACGGCCAAACCAATCACACCATTGGAACAAGAACAAGAATGGTTCAGTCGCGAAATTGGATTAACCCAAGAATCGTTGACCATAATTGAAAAAGAAGATGAGGCACAATGTAGGCCAACGTGGGTCAGATTACAACGGCCCGATGCGCCAAGCGCGGTTCCTGTTTTCAAAACAAGAGACGAGATGCAACAATGGGAAAGTGCAGGGTTTTGGAAAAACCACGCATATTCGGACGAGGTGTTTGGCCGCCGCATGTTGGAATGGCGCACCAAGAACAACTGGTTGCTCCCTCCAATGAAAACCACGGTTTCCAAATATGAACAGACCCGAGGATTTTACGTTTCAGATGCGGCCGTTGTTTCCTACATGACGCCTTTTAGCACAGATGCCGACTTGTCGCAAGACGCAGATCCAATAAAGGAAAGCATGATTGACATGATGTGGTGTCTCATTCATTCGCGTTCGGATGAGCTGGTGGCATGCAGCACGGTGACCGATTTCAAAGCGCTGTTTGAACGCAACGTTCACTTGGAACCCGATTTACGGCGTGCGCATTTGTACAGTCGCCGCAAGAACACGTTCCCGCTCAAAATGCTTTGGCTTCTTTCACAAAAAGCAAATGTGTTCCCGGGCAAGGCACGTCCCGGGTCCGCTCGTTGGACCACGGATCCTGTCCGAACGGGTTCCTTCCCCCTCCCATTTGACCCGAATGTTTATTCCAAGAGCATGGTCTTCTTCAGCACGCACAAGTGTCGCGATGCCAACAATGCAATTGTCATTGGCCAACACGGCGGCCGCGAAGAAACCGGCATTTGCGTGGTTCAGCAGCTGAAACAAAACGGGGATGCAGCCACCATTCGCTGGCTCCTCTCTGCAAAACAGCTGCGCGAAATGGAACGCGTTGAATTTGTGGCCGAGTGCTCTCCCTTTCGCGAATCTATTGACTACGACAGCGACTGTTATGGCTACGATGATGATTGGTGATTTTAAAAAAAATTGAATGCATGAAAAGCGTACTGTTTTTCATTCATCACACCAAACATGCAATCAAACCACAGCAGCGACAACGCCAGCATCGTCACGCCTTGTATCTGTACCAGCACCAACAGCGACACCATCAACAGCGACAGTACCACCAGCGACAGTACCACCAGCGACACTATCAACAGCGACACTATCAACAGCGACAGTACCACCAGCGACAGTACCACCAGCGACAGTCCATTCTTTCTTTCGGTTGACAACTGGAAACAAACCAAGGCATTTACCCAAAACAAACGGAGAGAATCGCAGACGCAGTATTACGTTCGGATGAATGCAGCGCCTGACGTGGTTGAACTGGTGAGCCTGGACTCCAAACCGTTCGGTTCTGTTGGCGAATCAATCATGACTGAACTGTTCCAAATGGCGCCAAGAACGTCCAGCCAACACGACGGCATATTTGAGGGGCACAAATGCGAAATCAAATGCGCCCGACGATGGGCCGGAAAGGACGACTGCCGGTGGCAGCACCTGGAACCTGATCACGACTACGCGTTTGCCATGCTGGCGCTATTGGAATTTCACGAATGGAAAGTGTGGTGCATCACAAAGGCGCAACTCATGGGCGAACTGCGCGAAAAAAAGGTGGTCACATTCCAGGGCAAACAAGGCTGGTGGACGCTGAAATCGGCCGTCATGCCGTATCTCATGCCGATTCATGGTCTAGAATGCCTCCGCAAATTTGTCAGCGCTCTTCCCAAATAAAGTGTATGCATATATTATATGCAGACGCAAAATGGAAAGCACGAAAAGTGATGGTAATGGCATGCCTTACAGACACATGGATATAAACGGGTTATACCATGGGGAAACTAAGGATGGAATTCCTCACGGAGTAGGTGAATTTGTATGCAATGATGAAAATGATACAATACGCACTGAAGGAATATGGGAGGACGGTGTTCTGATAAGTGGCACCCGTCATCAAGGTGACAAATGGGTATTTACAGGATTTTTTCACGCAAATGGGAATGAGAAGGAAGGCAACATCAAGTTTAGAAATGGTGAAGAATTTGATGGAACATTCTATGATGAGGGCGATTTCAAACATGGCAGAATGAAAAATTTCGTTCGTGACCGAACTGGATATTATGAAGGAGAATTTTTTAATGGTAAACGCGGTGGTGCGGGCGAATTGTATGTGAAAGGCACACTCTTTAAAGGAAACTGGGCAGATGATAAGCGGGAAGGCGAAGGCACAATGATAACAAGGAAACCCAATATTGAAGCAAGCGGAATCTGGCATGACAACCATCTTACCGGTTCAGTAAGGTACAACAACGGCACGACGTGTCACTTCGTGGGTAAAATTGAATCATTTGGCGACCATGTGGCGGGGGATGGCAAAATAACAATGCCCCACGGTCTCGTGTATCATGGGAAATTTAAGGATAACATGCCAATAAATTTTGGATCAATCGCGTGGCTCAAACACGCGGTTGAATTGCCCGTGTTTAGTCATGAGTTTCATTCATTCTGCATTGTGTCCCCCAAACAATACAGACAGTTGATTCAAGCAGGCGTTTTGGAAGAACTGGAAGATCCTATCAGTTTGGAGGTGATTGGTGCGAATACCCCCAAATTCCACCTGCTTCATTTTGGTTTAAAATTGGATCAAACCACCGATGTTCAATTATGGCATCCAGTGGACATACTCGTGGCAGCATCAATGGAACTCAATACATGCCCACTTTGTCGGCTAGACTATCCCATACCCTTGATGGGTTGGATTGCACGTGAAGCACGTAAAGTGCAAATGAACGCAGCAACCAAGATACAGCGCTTTGTTAGATCATCAAGAAACAAATCCAGAATAAAAAAACGCGCCAGCGCAGCAACCAAGATACAGCGCTTGGTTAGATCCAGAAGAACCCAAAAACATGAGAGCCATCATGGCGGCACCAAGAGAATCGGCACTAATAATAGAAAAAGTAAGCGAACTGCGAAGCGTTGTTAAAATCATGTCGCGCGAACAAACACGTAGGTGCATTCCTCCGTTTTTTTTGGGGCGGAGACATCTTCACTTGGGGTGGCTTTTTGTCCCGGGCGCCGGCTGTTGGCCATCGTGAACACTGTGTCCTCCAAAAGGCGCCACCCGTACTCGCCGTGAATCCGGATCACATCGTCCAGCAAGTCGTACTTCTTGTCGGTCTTGAAATTTTTCACGCTCCAGCAGCTGTATTTCACGCCGAGCCGAATGACGCCTTGAATAACCGGTTTCAAAAACGTGTCCAGCCACGCCTGGTAGCCGCCCGTTTGGACGCTCTGCGTCGGCTCGTCCGAATACAGTTCCAAGTTGTAATACGGCGGACTGGTGAGCGCAATGTCGTAGGTCACACTTGGATCAAGCTCTTGAAGCGCCACCTCGGCGGGCTTGTTAATCAGAGTGACATCAGTCAACATCAGCTCGTCGCGAATGGCGCGCAGCGCCTCATATGTCTTTGCGCAGGGATCAATGCCCGTGTAATGCACCTTCAGACCCCCTCCCCCTCCTTTGTCTCCTGCGCGGGGGGTTTGAGGGGGGAGCTTGTCTCCCCCTCCTTTGTCTCCCCCTCTTTTGTCTCCCCCTCCTTTGTCTCCCCCTCCTTCTACACTTTTGGCGCCGATCATTCGGCCGCCCCAGCCCGCGCACACGTCCAGCACGCGCACCTCTTTTAGTTTATCTTTTTCCGCCAAGTAAGCCACCACCTTTTTCGCCATGAGCGGACGATACATAGTGACCTTGCCCAACCCGTTGGCAAACGACAGCGAGCGAATGATTTCGGACGCGTACGGCGTGGAGTGCTGCGCGCGGTTGAATCGCAGCGCCTTTTCCAAGCACGGCTGCGTCCACAACGACTCCACTGAGTGCCCCTTGTAATTGCGCACGGCGTGGAAGTGTCGCATGTGTTTTCGCAACACTTTCATCCCCGCCACTTCGGTGGCCGAAATGTTCATTGCACTGATTGTTGTGCTTGTTGTGCTTGGGTTGTTGCTTGTGTTGTTGATTGTTTCCTTTTTTAGCAATAGGGCCCAGTCCTTCTGTATATCCACGTCGGCATACGTTTCGCGCAGCACACCATGCGCCGCCAGTTCGGCGGCCAGCTGCGGTAGCAGCGCCTCAAACTCCGCGTCCGTTAAATTAGTCAACGCATGCTTCTTGTTCAAGAATGATTTCAACATTGGTTTGATTGAGTTGAATGATTTTGTTTGTATATCATTCAAACAAGGGTATGATTTAATTCAATTTTTTCAACATTTATTTTTTTATATCTTTACAATATAAACGTGTGAAATTGTGTCATGAGTTATTTTGGATTCAAAACAGAAAAACAACTAGCAACAGAAAAAGAACCCCGTATAACCCGTATAACCAATGAAATTCTTGGTCCAATAACCGAACATTTCTTTGAAATAAAAAAAAAATACCATGATGAATTAACCCAATGGCGCCAAGACCCAGACCCAGACCCACTCCTTGATCCAATGGTGAGTTTAAAACAATATTCGGACGAGCTTATGAACTTGTTGAGCAAATCTCTCATTGATGAGTTTAAAAAATTTTACATTGCCGTATGTACCATGAAAGGAAACCGTATTAATGATTTAGCAGGTGTCATTGATTACTTACAAAAGAACCCAACGTTTCTTGAATCTTACAAGAACCAGTTAATAATTCACGTGGTGAATGTATTTGAGATGCAATTTGGGTCCGAAGCCGACCTAGACAAAATGTTTAAGATACCTGATATGTTTGAACACATGGTCCATCACACATTTGGTCCTCTGTCATTGTATTTTATCATTAAAACAAACCATCCCGAACATGTCATCTATATATTGGCAGACATCATTTGGTTCATTCGTAATGGATCCTATTATGATTTTAGAAGTATATCACTTGATGGTTCTGCTGTATCTGATTTTTTTAAGTCAAACCCATTGTATGAAAAAGAACACATGCATGTAGGTTGCATTGATGCAATGCAGATAGCCGCTCCCCATTTACCTCGTGTATCTATTAAAAAAACCCACAAAAATTTTGAAGAAATATTTATGGGCGGCCATGATAAGAATAAGCATAATGATGTACGTCGTATTCAACGATTTATTGCTTTAAACCACTTGTTGTCATTTTTTGAAACCGGTACAACATGTAAAAATGTCGTTTACACCCTTTCAAATATATTTGTTAAGCACATGTTTCCACATGGGGTAGTACCACGAACAGATCATGGCGATTTACCTCGCGATTCACGTCGCGAGCGAAGCCGATCCAGAGGTGGTCGCAAAATCAAGACAGTTCGCAGACACAAGACCAATAAACACAACAAATCCAAATCCCGAAGGGGTTAAATGACCACATGCAGCGTCTGCGTATCTTGTTGCACCATGTCTGCAATAAGTTGCTTGAACGAGGTCCGCGGGCGCCATCCCAACACGCGCGCCGCCTTGGACGCGTCGCCCCACAGCACGTCCACCTCCGTGGGACGGTAGTACTTCGGATCAATGAAAATCAGGTCTTTGCCGGTCACCTCGTCGTACCCCACCTCGTCGGATCCCGCGCCGCGCCACTTCAACCGTATGCCCGCCATGCCGAACGCCAGCTCAATCATTTCGCGCACGCTGTGCGTTTCGCCGGTTGCCAGCACGTAGTCGTCCGGCGCGTCCTGCTGCAGCATGAGCCACATGCCCTCCACGTAGTCCTGCGCGCTGCCCAGGTCGCGCTGCGAATCAATGTTGCCCAGGACGAGCCGGTCCGTCTCGCCGCGCAGAATTTTGCCGAGTCCCAGCGTGATTTTGCGCTCCACGAAGTTGTGCCCGCGGCGCACGCCGCCGTGGTTGAACAGGATGCCGTTGGACGCGTGCATGCCGTACGCCTCGCGGTAATTTTTCACGATCCAGTACGCGTACAGCTTGCCCACCGCGTACGGCGACCGCGGATAAAACGGCGTGGTCTCGCGCTGCGGCATCTCCTGCACCTTGCCGTACAACTCGCTGGTGGACGCTTGATAAAACCGGGCAACGGAGTCCAGCTCGTTGTTGCGAATCGCTTCCAGCAGCTTCAGCGTGCCGAACGCGTCCGTGTCGGCCGTGTATTCCGGCATCTCAAACGAAATTTTGACGTGCGACTGCGCGGCCAGGTTGTAAATTTCCAGGCGCTCCATCGTCGGGTGCGCCGTCTTGATGGCGTTCATAATCTTGTACAAGCACGCGCCGTCCGTCATGTCGCCGTAGTGCAGCTTCAACGCGGGACTGTGAAACAAGTGCTCAATGCGCACCGTGTTTATGGTGGACGAGCGCCGGATCAAGCCGTGCACCAAATAGCCCTTGCCCAGCAGCAACTCGGCTAAATAGGAGCCGTCCTGACCGGTGATGCCGGTAATAAATGCAATGCGAGGTGTCATGTTGTGGTTATGTGTGAGTTTATGGAATTGTATTTATATACATTGTTTTGATAAAATATCATTCACACAATTGTGGTCAATATTTTTTTTAGTTGTTCGTGCATTAAAAAATTGGTCAAAAAAATCACACGACACTGTTTTAATTTTTCAATGACAATCTCCTTGTTGTTTTTTATAAATTCAATGCATTCAACGACCTGTTTATGACAATTGTCATCGTTCATGTCAACGTAAAAAACATTGTCTCCAAACCATTTTTTAATAAATGGATTGTCATCGCATATGATTGGAACCCCCGCTGCAAGTCCTTCAAATAAACGATTGGATGCGATTCCAAATTGAATGTGACTGATTGATGATAACACCAAACAGGCTCCGCATTTCTTTATTTCATTGATTGTGGAAATTCCATCAAATGGTATTTCGCATTTATATGACGTGAATCCTTCCCACACATCCACATCCAAAAATAATTTTGGCCCATAGATGGAGACAATTTTAAATGGTTCTAACCTTTTCAACAACTGCAACACATTTTGGCGAAATGATTTGTGAGCTTTATTTAGCCTTTCCCAATTGATCCCTGCATAAAAACATGTCAAATTATCAAACGTGTCCGATACATCGTACATTGGCATTGATAGGGTGTGATTCAAAACGCCAACTATGGGTTTGTTGGTAATTGAATGTTTAAAACTATCAATTGAATCTGAATAACATGATAAGTAACCGTCAAATGATTTGAAATTATGGATGTGCTGTAGCTCGTTCATGTAATTTGATGGATTCCACAATGCATGAAATGTGGTGTGATGCGTTGTTTTTGGACTATCATAATGCATTGACAACACGAACTTTATGTATTTTTTTGGAACTTGATTTAAATTTAAATTTTTCAACCTTGCAAAATTGTTATCCAAAATATTAGAAACTCCAGTTATTGTGCCATCATTCATTATGACAAACACTCCAACAAAAATGAGATTGCACGCATGCAATATTCTAAACAATATCTCTTTTTCAGCATTATTTATTGTTGGCCATGTGTCATATAATCCAATGTGACAATTAAATGTTGAATTTTTGAAGTACGTCTCAATTGCATCCACATAGGAGTCACTTTGGTATGCGATGATGGTTTGTTCTGGATGTTGCGCTGGTTGCGCTGGTTGCGCTGGTTGCGGTGGTTGCGGTGGTTGTACAAATTGTCTAATTCGTCCGGGTTGTTGTCCGGGTTGTTTAAGTTGTCTAAGTTGTCCAAGTTGTCCAAGTTGTCCAGGATGTTGTCCAATTTGTCTAAGTTGTGCGATTTGTGACGGGGTTGATCCAGTGGATTGTGGTTTGTTGCTGAATTTAGACCATGAATTCGGGGATGAATTGTAAAATATTTCAGAATTTGGCAATTTTAATTTTTGCGACAATTCATTAGTGATTGCCCTATCCAGCGACTGGGCTTTATTTGAAAACACAATTTGATTCATTCAAACGTCAAATGCGAATGTTAAATTTAACATTCACATATATTTTATTGAAATGTTTTAATCCAATTGATTTAAAAAGTGTCCTTCATCATCTCACATATTTTTTTCAAACCATCAGCCAATTTGATGGATGGTTTCCAACCAAGCACGCTTGCTTTGGTTGTGTCAAGTATTTTTCTGGGAGTTCCATTTGGTTGGCTTGAAATGAACACAATGTCTCCTTCATAGCCAACTATTTCTTTAAGAATGTTTGACAATTCCATGATTGAATGTTCTTCACCGGTTGCAATGTTTACATGTTCCGCGCCATCGTAAACGTTCATAAAATGAATGCACGCAGATGCTAAATCATCTGAATGCAGAAATTCTCGTCGGGCTGAACCATCCCCCCAAATTTCAATGCAAGGCTTGTTGTATTTTTTTCCTTCTATGAATTTCCTTATCAATGATGCAATCACGTGTGAATTTTCTGGATGATAATTGTCGTTTGGTCCATACAAATTTATTGGCATGAGTGATATAAATTTACATCCATGCTGATCATTGTATGCCTTGCACATTTCAATGCCTGCAATTTTTGCGATCGCATATGACATGTTGGTTGGTTCCAAATGCCCAGACAACAAATATTCTTCTTTTATTGGCATTTCACACATTTTTGGATAAATGCAATTTGATCCCAAAAATAGCAACTTTTTGACATTGTGTTTGAATGCAGAATGAATCACATTGCATTGAATCATTAAATTGATGTGTATAAAATCGGCTCGATATTTCATATTCGCTAAAATGCCTCCAACCTTGGCAGCGCACAAAAAAACGTATTCTATGTCATTTTGTTCAAAAAATAAATTAACATCTCGTTGATTCGTCAAATCTAAGTCTTTTGATGATTTGAAAATGAGATTGGTGTAACCATCATTCATCAGATGTCTCAATACCGCGCTTCCAACCAATCCATTGTGTCCTGCAACGTAAATTTTTGATGTTTTTAACATGTTTTGATTGGTTTATAATATATTTGCAAATTAATAAATTTCAAATTTAAACGACAATCCAAATCATTGAACAATTGAAAATTCGTTGTAAATGCGCATGGAATCAACCAAGCAAAGCATTTGTTATGGCATGCGCATTCGCCGTGCCATTTTCAATTCTGTTTTGCGGACTGAACACGGATCGGGAACGAAGACGGCGACGAATTAATGACAATTGTAAGTGCAACAAGTGTAATCGGAAAAGGTAATTAAAAATAACACATCATGCAATGCAATAAAAATACAAAAATGCCGAAAATGCGTGGGCTTGGGTTCATGTTTGCGCCCATTGCATTTGCATCACTGCACTGGGCCGCCGCGCAAACCTACGCGCATTTTTGCGCGCCGCCCGGGTTGCATGGATACGTGGTTACATTTTTCAATGTGTCAAATCCGGTGTGTTCTTACGCGCTTCAAGTGATGGACATCTCCAAATACTTTTACAATCAATCGTGGATATTCATTGGCATTAGCACGCTGGGTGCATGCAAGCGCGTGTATGAAATGTGCACGAAACAATTATTTTAGTCAATTATTTTAGTATTTTACAAACATTTAAAAAAAAATTGAAAGCTTGTTTTGGGAACTCAGGACAAAACAGTTTACGAAAACAAAGACCACATACGATTGAAATGATCATGACTCCTGCAACTATTGCTAGATTCAATACGACCACTTATTGCGTCATGGAAGATGAAGTCCCTGTCGCCGGCGCCGGCGACCCTGTCCCTGTCCCAGCCGCCGAAGACGCAGTCCCTGTCCCTGTCGCCGAAGACCCTGTCCCAGCCGCCGAAGACCCTGTCGCCGAAGCCGAAGACACAGTCCCTGTCCCTGTCGCCGAAGACCCTGTCCCTGTCCCTGTCCCTCAGGTTGAAGGCGAAGAAGACGAATCTCAGCTTCCATCGCTTGCCGTGAAGGACATGCATGTCACCATCGTGCAAGACGTCAGTGGTTCAATGGAACATCAGCGCATCTCAGTTGCAACCGGAATCAACGAAATCTTCGGCGACATGAAAAAGCGGTACAGAGAACCATGCGAACACAAGGCAACCGTTCGCGTGATCAAATTCTCGTCGCACGACAACATTGCAGTGGGCCCTGTCATTCCAATCAGTGAAGTGACGCCCATTACCATGCATGATTTGCTGTGTGATGGAATGACTGCCATGTGGGATGCCGTCGCAATTGCGATTAACCACATGAACCAGCACAGCGCAGGAGTTCCGGCGACGACTTACATCTTCACCGACGGTGACAACAACGATTCCAAGCTACACACGCAGTCCAGTGTCAACGAAATGATTGCCGACAACAAAAGGCGCAACCCCATGCACTCTGTGCTCTTCATTGGGTCAGACCCAACCACAAGGCGCAACGCGGAGAACATCGGTCTGGATCGCGTGCACTCCATTCAGCACGATTCGGCAAACACGCCGATGGCATACGAGGTTTGCCGTAATGCGCTCGGGCGCTGCGTCTCGGGCGACACTCAAAGCACCGAGTTCAACCATCACGACATCGCGATGTCCGAGACGCCGCAGCATTACGAGCATGACACGCCTCGTGCTCCTCACACGCCCCCTCATCACACCGATTCGCAAATACCCGACGGCGCGTTTATGTCAGATGAGGTATTCAGCCGATACTGACGGCGTTGGCAATGACGCGTCGCGTTAACTGTAAAAGTAAAAAGAATGAATAAAAAATGAATAAAAAAGAGTTTTTTATTTTTGAATCAAGGCGTTTCGTTGATTCAAACGGTCTTAGGCATGTTGCAGTGCACGCACACATGTTCGGTGTGTTCTCCAACGTTGGTTCGGTCAATTGTCCAAACATGGTCGCATTTGGTGTAAATTTTCACTTCCATCTCTTTGATTTTTTTCTGAACATCGGTAATTTGTTGTTTCAGCGTTGACAACTCAACCCGAAGATTGTTGAGTTCTCTCATTTCATTTTCTGCCATTTATGTTGGATTGTGTTGGATTGTGTTGGATTGGGTTGGATTGTGTTGGATTGTGTTGGATTGGGTTGGATTGGGTTGGATTATCGTAATGCATAAATGAAATCAATTTTTTCGCATTTGGAGTGCCAAAAAAAAAACATGGCATACATTAAGGGAATCCAAACAATCCAAACAATCCAAACAATCCAAACACAATGCAAGGTAACGAAGTCGTGGATGCCATGAAAGAAGAAGATGTCGCCGATGCCAAAGAATTCTTCGTCTATTTGCTGGAGTCGTCCTGCAAAAAAGCAACATATGTGGGCGCCACCGTGAACCTGGAACGAAGGCTGCGCCAGCACAACAAGGAACTAGCCGGCGGAGCGCACGCAACCGGCGCTCGCGTGGCCCGTGGCGAAACCTGGCGCCGCGCATGTCATGTGACCGGCTTCCCCACATGGCAAGCCGCCCTGCAGTTCGAATGGCGGTTCAAGCAGCTCACGCGCCGCGAGCGGTCGGATGCAAACCAGACCCCGCTGGAACGCCGCCAAGCCGCCCTGCAACGGCTGCTCGTCCTGCCGCAGTCAACCAGCAAGGCTGTTCCCTTCGCCGCGTGGCCCTCCGGCGGCCCCGTCGTGGTGTGGGAACATTATGAATGAAGAGAGGAGGAAGCCGGGCGTCGGCTTAGTCGCCACTGCAGCTTAAAAAAAGGCACCAGCCGCAGCCCTTTTTATGGATAAATTCATTCCTTCCATATACCAAACGAGAGATATTCACAAATATATTCGCCGACATAATGAAGAATTAAATGTTACAATTTCTCTCTAGATGAATTTGCGACAAACGACATATTCAATAACGCCGCTGCACATATGGTGTGCCGCGCGTGCGTCCCAAAAAGTTCCGCAAATTACCTAGTGCGCGTCGAATTTTCCCAAAAGTGTTTCGTCGATCTCATTTTTGGACATACCTTTTATGTCCATTTCTCAAAATTTTTTCGACTCTTGTGCAAATTCGAATCGAAAAATAACAAAATTAAACTCTGTATAAAATAGTAAAAAACGAGAGCATGATGCAGCGCTTAAAAAAAGGCACCGCGAGGGGTGAATTTTTGGTCCAAAAAAAACTTAAAAAAAGGCACCAAACTGCGTGCATTTTTTGGGACATGAGCCTAAAATTAGCCTATAAAATAGGCTAAAATAGTCATTTCTCATCTAGGGAAAAGCCTATTTAGCCTATTTTATAGGCCGATCCTATTATCGTGTGCAATATATTTGATCATTGCGAAAATGCTTAAAGCATAACATTTAATATATTTTCATTATATGCAGATCTATCAAATTGATTACAATGGATGCTGAAAACTCTAAACCGAAGTATGTTTGCGAAACATGCGAATATCACTGCAACAAAAAGAGCCACTATGTGCAGCATTGTGAAACTGAAAAGCATAAGCAAAACTCTAAACCGAAGTATATTTGCGAAACATGCGAATATCACTGCAATAAAAAGAGCCACTATGTGCAGCATTGTGAAACTGAAAAACATATGCAAAATTCAAAAAAAGAGTCCGCACAGACGGGCGAAATGAGGCAGTTTATGGAAACCATGATAAAAATTCACAAAGACATGTTCGCTACGTTTGTTGAAACAATAAAAGAAAAACCCGCGCAAGTGGCACACGTGACAACCACGCACAATACGCACAACACGATTCACAACAATCAGTTCAACGTGCAGGTGTTTTTGAACACGGAGTGCAAGGATGCGGTCAAATTGAGCGATTTTATGAAGACGCTGAAAATCACGCTGCAGGACCTAGAGTTTACAAAAACAAATGGAATTGTGGAGGGTGTGGGTTCCATCATTGCCAACAACTTGAAGGGCATGGACGTGCACAAACGGCCGATCCACTGCACGGACGCCAAACGCGAGACAATGTACATTAAAAGCGACGAATGGATCAAAGACGACATGCATGAGCACGTGAAAAAGTTCATTTACATGACGTCGTGCTATCAGACACGCGTCATACAGGATTGGATGGAAGCCCATCCCGGGTGGGAAAACAAGGAAAAAATGCACATGGAGTATCAGAACATTTGCAAGGAGTTGTACAAGAACATTGAGAAGGACGACGCCGCTCATCGTAAAATTTTGAAAATCATTGCGAAGGAGACGCACATCAATAAGACAGACATAATGGGACTCATGCAATAGTGCAATCATCACAAAAACCCTAAAACCCCTGCACCTGCTACAGGTTCCATGTATGTGTTTTTGCCGCTCTTGCTGTTATTGCTGTTATTGCCGCTCTTGCTGTTATTGCTGTTATTGCTGTTATTGCTGTTATTGGTTCCCTTGTACATGTGATGGTGATACACGTTGATTGCACCGGCATGGCTGTGCTGGTGCTTTTGGATGGTGTCATCGCCAATTGGGGCATCCTTTCCAGGAACAAACTTCTGCTGTGATTTCTGCTTGTCGTTGGAGCACACCGTGTCTATTTTAAAAAATTTGGAATGATCCACGACCCCATTTGTGGTGTAGCACAGATCAGTGGACCCGCCTCCCATGTCATACATTTCCCCAGATGTGATTGCCGGACACATGAAACCATTCGTTGCGCCTGTGCTGTCCTTGATTGGATAGCACGGATTTGTGGTTATGTTGCCATAAAAATCATCGGGGTACGGCAACATGCCGCCATCATTGGACACGCATCCTGGAATAATGCATTGTGTGCCGTCAACTGTCACCGGTTTCGGTCCACAAGTGCTTGCTGAACAAATGGGACCGGATGAGCCTTGGCCTTGACCGCCACCAGCTTGTTGTGCCAACAATTTGCACACGGTGTCGTCATCCGCATCGCATGTCATGTAATTTTCACTGGTCCCGTCGGGACGTTGATATTTGTAATCACCATATTGGAGGCATTTGTCAGGGTTATTAGGAACATCATACTTTGTGCAATCGGCTGTGTACGTGTAGTAACCACATGTCAAACATTCTTGTGGGAAACCATCCCCCTTGGGTTGGAACGCAGAGCAGTACTTTGTGCTGTAATCCGGTTCACCATTTGGCAGTGTGGGATTAACGCAGTTGCCGTCAATTGCTGCCATGGGGTCAAACACGGATTGAGTTTTTCCGATTTCCACGCATGTGTCCTTGTTGCAACCCGCCGCGGGAATCTTCGCATTGCCGCCCTTGTAGTTGGCACTCGTGGTTGCGATGCCCTTCTTCTTCGTGGTGGTTGACGAGACAGCAGTTCCGGTTGATTTGCCGTTGGCATCGCGATTTTCAAACGCTTCGGCCAGCTTGTCGTGTTTTCGGAGCAGATTGTCCAGCAAATGGTCATGGTCTGAGCTGCCATCGGCGCTGCCGGCGTGGCTAGATGTGTTGTGCTGGCCTGCTGCGGATGGTTCTCTGTGGTGGTTGAGGTTGGCGTGGTCCTTTTTGCGGTCATCATTGTCAAACCCCTCTGACACATTGGTGTCATTGAAAGGAAGTAATAACACAATCGCACACACTGCGATTGCAATGATGCTAAATAACACAATGGTTTTCATGGTGACAAGGTCCCAAGCGTACAATTGCATAATTATATATTTACCAATATAATTATTTGACATTTCATCATGGTTTGATCAGCGGCAGCAGTAGCTGTGAAGGCTTTGCGTGTACGGATTATTGCGAAAGGCGTCCAAAATCTCGGGGTTGATGCGCTCGCATTCAATGGCATTGCGCGGGTAGTTCTGCGGCATGCGTGCCTTGCCGTAGGTTTCCACGGATGGCGGCATGTTCACGGTGTTCGGACCCGGCGCAGCGGCGCCCACGTAGTTGGACGCGCAGACGTGTGGTTTGCGCACGCTGACATTCGCGTCGTGACTCATGAGATTCATGTTGCCTTGGTTCGTCCAGGACGTCTGCACCTTGTTGCAGTTGTTGTGCTGGTTGTAAGCGGCGTTGTACACTTGGTTGCCCATGTGCGCCCCTGCGCCACCCGCCGACCCCATGTACTCCACGTCGGTGGTCGTGTCACGTTGGTTGTCCACGGGCTGCTGTTCCGCCACCTGGTAACCCGCGTTCGTCTGGCGCTCGAAGTTCAGATGGTTGAAATCCAGCAACGTGGTTGTGGTTTCCTTAATTGTCGTGGGCAAACGGTCGGCCGGGTTAAACACCGTGCCAGCCGGAACCGTCGTGCCTGCATTCGCATAGGAGCGCAGATTGCCGATCGTGTTTTCTTTGCGCGATGGGCGCACCACGTCCAACAACGGCGCAACCACGGCGCGAATGGCGCCAAACACGCCACCCGGGGCCACTGCATGCGCGGTGGTGCTGCGGTTGTTGTGCAGCACCTTGTACCCCAGCCGCCCGTGGTCGGCAACGGAAGCGGGCTTTTGATCTGATGCGGCCATGTTGATGGCATGATGCTTGCTGGGATCCATTTGCTGCCGCTTGGACGGCTCCACCGCGGGTGCGGCATACGTGGCCGCGCCGTTCTGCTCCGAGCCCGCGCCAAAGTACTCCGCCGTGGTGGAGGGGCGGTTCACGAAGCGGTCAGCCTCAATGGGGCGCGCGGTTTGCGCTTTTTCCAAGCCGGTGGTAGTGAGCCAGCGGTCGGGCGTGTTCAAGTAGTACGTGTCAGGCAGGTACTTCTCCACCTTGCCCTGCGTGGCGGCGGTAGGCGCGTTCTGAATGTAGTAATAAGCGGGACCCTCGTGCGTTTCCAGCCCGAACGTCAGCTTGGGGTTCGTCTTCACGCGCAGCTCGTCCACGTTGCGGTCCACCCACTTGTCGCGCGCATCCATGCCGGAATTGAAGCCGCCGCTGCCGGCGTCGGTGTAGCCCTTGTCCAGACCCGGCGCCACATGCACCTCCTCCCACGGCTTCACGTTGGACATCTTGCTGGACGGCATTTGGCGCGACTGCATGAAGTCGCTCGTGTTTGGCGTGCCGTACACGTAATTGTAGTTCTCTTGCGGTTTGAAGAGCGGCGCAACCTCCGTTTTGCTCACCCACTGCGAGCCGCTGCCGTTCAATGTGTCCAACACGGACTCGTGCACGTTGGCGTCGGTGGTGCGACCCCGGATTTTGGCGCCGAAGAAGGGGGCCATGTTGTTGTGCTTAAATTCGGTGGCGTCCACGGGCTTGCCCGTCAGCGACATGACTTGGCGGCGTTGCTGGTAGGCATCCCCAAACTGCGTTTTACCGCCAAAATCCGGGCCACCGTTGGCGACTTCTTCATACACGGATTGCGCATAGTACTTGTCTGTGGCGGCATTGGGGTTCGGGAAGTTGGAGTACTCGTTCGCGTCGTACCCTGTCTTGGGCTTAAACACGGGGTAATTGTCGGGTGGAACGGACACGTTGGGCATGGAATTGACGGGCTTGCCCATGTTCACGTAGCCTTCCGTCACTGTTGCCGACGCCGATCCAGTGGAAGCAGCTAAAGGCTTTGGGCCGCCATTCTTTTTTTGATTGGACAGAAGATATGCACTGGCCAATCCGATGAGAGGAATCGCGAGTTCGGCCATGTTCTTGTGTAAATATATTATGCAATGATAAATACTAATATATGAATATACTTTTTTATTTGCGTTTCGTCTCACTAATAATTGATAATAATTGATGACAATTGCTAATAACTTGAGAACGGAACCAGAATCTTCTTAATGATTCGCTTCGCCGTCTTTCGCATGGCGGTCTTCACGGCGGGTGAATAGTCGGCCACGGGATTAAGGGACGGAACCACGTCTCGCAGGGTTGGAAATGCATCGCGATCAAACCGCTGCATGGTGTGAAAAAAGTACACGTAGTGTTTGGTCACTGCATAAGCCAGCGGTGCATCAGCCGCCACCTTCAAATATGGATTGCCGGCAAACCCCGACATCAGTTCAGAATAATACTGTTCCACTGGTTCATCCAGGATGACCTCAACGACGTCGTGGCCGATGTAAAGGTATTTGAATTCATTGTTGCTTTCATTGGACCCGTGGTTATCACCGCCTATGTGCGCGAGCAGCGAGTTTCCGGCTGAACCAATGTCGCACACGTGCTTCAACGGTTTTCCACTCAATGTGCGAGCGGGCAACCTGACGCCGGGCTTCAAACTGGACGGCACAAACAGTTTTTTAATAGTGGCACGGTGCACCTGTTTGTCGGCAGTGATATCTGGACTGTATTTGCTGGTGTAAACGGTGAGCACTTTGCCAAATACGCGGACCACAAATGCCGCCCCTCCTGCAAAATGAATCAGGTATTGCTTCCCCACACGCTTGCGCACGGTGATATTTTTGCACGCCATATTATCTGGATGGTTATCAGGCAGGTTATGCAATTACACTCTACTATTTTAATTTATTTATGAGGGGATGGGGACGCACATGCCGAGCTTGTGCGCGTTTTTGCCGAACACGCGTTTCAACGTGCTTTTTCTTGGTTTGTATTGCGATGTTACTACGATTTTGTATTCACCCAAACGCCCTGAAAAGCGGGCGTTGGCAACAATGTTTTCCACCACCTCTTTTGCTAAATCAATGTGTTTCAAGGTTGGCCGATAATGTCCGGATTTGGTGTTCAAACATATGGTTATTTTGGCATCAACCATGTCGTGAAAAACTGTGCCCGATCCCGCGGACACCACCTCCATGCAGTTGAAATGCTTTTTGAACTCGGCGCTGAACTTGGCTTGCGCGAGCTTGATGCCGGGGCAACCATTCACCCCTTTTTTTGACGTTTTGCATGCAATGATGTGGTCATACAGTTCCATCAATTTGTCTTCATTTGCATTTGCAATTTCTCTCTGGCTCCGCTTAATCAAATCCATCATTGCTTCAATGTAAACCACCGAGTGTCGGGTGATCAGCGAACCATTGCAAACAAACACGCGATGACGGGAGTTGTGATTTATCACAATGAATTTGAACCACAGCCCATTGGCGTAGTTGAATTTTGAAATGAAAAATGGAAGCGTCAATTCGTTCAATTCAAACACGGTGTCCATGGACACGGACAGCTCATTTCCGAGCGTTTTTTCATGCGTCTTTCCACAAACGTGCGTGTTTTTCAGCAAAGGCAGACGTTTGGCGCGTTTTCGTGTTTGCGGATGCATTGACCCGCGCGTCGTTAGAAATGGGTTCGACTGTGTATTCATAGCATAAAATCAATTATTGCGACAATTGATATAATACATTGTTATAATAGATTGTTAAAATTGTTTAAACCGGTGCAGTGAATACATTTTTCGGGATGGAAGAGGAGGAGGAGGAGGAAGAGGGGTTCGGGGAACATGGTTCCCTGATCCAGTAGTCCTTTTCCAGGATGCGCGTGCTCAAGTTGTTCTGAAACGGGATGCACACGTTTTCTTGCGGGTTCAGCGGCAAATAATAAAAATGCGGCTGCTCCAAATCGCGGGCGGTCCATGCGGGATTGGTGGCGCGCGGTTGCTCCACGAATGGTGTGCATGTGGGATACTGGATTGGGGCGTCGCCCACTTTTGCAGCGCTGACCTTGTAATTGATACAGTCACGCGACAATGGTCTACTAAGCCCGCGCAGGTCATTCTCCAGTTCTACCGAGTTGGTCCTTAAGTTGCCACCCCAACTTTGGAGCCGAATGCAGGGGTCTTCCATGTAACAGGGTTTGTCGCCGTTGCCGGGCACGTTCAGTCGGTAGCGACCAGCGCCAGTGGATTCCTGCACTTCTTTGGCAATGCGGCAAGGGTCGTCGTGAATGCGGGTGAAGGCCATGTCAGCGATGAATGTAAGAATGTATGTAAGAATGAATGCAATAATGATATAATTATACATATCATTATATTTATTTTATCGTGGTTGTAATGATTTTCAAATCGCAAACGTGCCAATTTGGGTTGAATGATTTTTGCGCAATTTAAGGTCTGCAATCACAACACCATATGTTTCATGCACATTCATTGCGGTGGCACATAATTGCTTGCAGCAATGCCATATCCAGTGTTAAAAAACGTTCCATTTAAGGCCCATTCGGTTCCATTAACTGAAGAAATCATGGTGTGTTTATCTCCAAACCCAAGTGCAATCCACTTGCTTAACTCAACATTATAAGCTATGGAACGTATACCATTATTGTTGGGATTTGCACCCAACTCAAGGCCTGAAGGCGTAGACTGCGATCGGGTCCACACTTTGCCATCATCGGACGACGCAATAAAGTTTGAGCCACCTGCAATCCATTTTTTCGCTGCTAATGCATTATACGCAACACAATACCCCTCATTCATAATTGTATTTTTGCTATTTACCACCGGGTTCCAGGTTCCGCCATTGTCTTCAGAATAAATGATGGAGCTATTACTTACTCCATTTCTTCCAACAGCAACCCAACGGTTTTCGCCGCAGGCGATACTATTTCCGACGGATAAGATGGATGTGCTATTTTCTACCGGTGTCCAGTTTATGCCATTGACCGAAGAAGCAATGGATGTTGTGTTTCCAAAATACCCCCCACCAACTGCAATCCATAGGGGGGATAATGTTGATGTTGAATTATATGCCACACCGTTTACTGGGCTTCCTGCTCCCATAATGGCAGTAGTATTGGGGGTTGTGTTCCAATTCTCGCCATCATCTGAATAAACAATTGTATTGGCCCCCGCACCCACGGCAACCCATCGTCCTTGACCATATGCAACACCGTTACCAATGCGCATTATTTCTGCATTTCGCGCCTTGGTCCATGTGGTGCCATTGTTGGACCAAATAATGCTCACATCGCTGGGACGGTTCACTTCACTACTGTTGTTTAGTCCAACGGCAACCCATTTTGATGATGATGGATTATATGCCACGCCGTATGCAATGGTTAATTGAGAGGCAGCAGAGGCAGCAGAGGTCCAAACTGTGCCATTGTAGGTAGCAATCACTGGTTGTGATCCAACTCCAACATATTTAACTGGATTCGGCGGTGGATTTATAACCAGGGTTATACGGTTGTAGTTGCCAGTTGGAGTGTGTGTCACCGTAATTATGACTGAGGTTGAGTTGGCAACTGTTTGGTTAGGTTGGAGTTTAACAACGTATCCCGTTACATCGTCAGTGGGACCTGCGAGAGTAATGATACTTGTTAGCGTTGAGTTGTTGGTAGAAACCGAATATGATGAGAGTGGGAATGAAGATTCGTTGTTTGTGATTGTGAGTTGAATCATCTTGTTGGCCTCATATGTCACAGGAGATGATGGATTAAATCCAAGCCCAATTCTTGTATCCGGTTGAGGTGCAGGTGTTAGTGTCACCAATGGGTTACCATTTATGGTACCATTGTTTGCAAAAATTCCTCCATCATTGACCAACGTGCCAATGTTGTTAATGATTCCACCATTCGCATTGGTGAAAATTCCGGTTAGTTGAACCTGCTGTCCATCATTGGGATTGGTGATTGTTCTTTTGGTGTTGGTGATGTTTCCCGTGGAATTGTTTGTGATGTTTCCACCCGAATTATTGTTGAATGTTCCAGTGTTGGTAATATTGGCATAGTTGATGATCGTGTTACTGTTGTTATTTATGGTTCCACTGACATTATTCACACTTCCACCAGCGTTGTTTGTGATGGTTCCATTGATGGTGATGGTTCCATCGTTTGTGATGGTTCCATTGTTCATTATTGACCCGCCAATGTCCACTGTTAGGGTGGATCCATTTTGAATCTGAATTGTGATGCCTTGTGGAATGGTCAATGTTTGATTGTTCAAAATTGACACAGTCGCATTTAAATTGCGAAGAGTGGTGGAGCCTTGTTGCAGAGTTGATATGGAATCCAATGTAACCGCGGTGGGCGCGGGTGTAGTCAAACACAATGATTGAATTGGATTGGAATTGGACGCAGTTGATGTCTGTGGATTCGTGATCCAACCCGATTGATCTTGTTGTGTCATGTCTGTTTTGAAACCATTGTTATCAAAATAAATTGCACGACTAATATTATTGTTAATGTTTCCACTACCAGTTTGCGTGTAATATCCCCAATAAATGGTATTATTATTTACGGCAAGACTGCCGATTCCGAATGCATCAATTAGACCTTGGTATCTGAATGTAAAACTTTTGATATTGTTTGGTGGGCCGGGCTGAAACTCATCTGAATAATAAGATAATGAAAACGCGCCATTAGTAATCAGAAATTGATTACGCGCATAGTTGGACCAAATGACGAATCCACTGCGAGTAATTGGGCTTGCCAATTCATTTGCAAACGTGAACGTGGTGACATCACTTGAAACCAGTTTAAATGTGTTATTTATTGACATTGTTCCATTCAAATTGGCACGTGCCACATATCCCGATGAAGTTGAAGTGTTGGGAGTATTCCAATAAATGTAAGAGGCATCTACTGCGCAAACCAGCGTGTAATCTTGTGGCAATTGAGTGAAATCACTGGTTATTCCGGTTTGAACAAATGGCGTGCTTGGTTTTGAAACGGGCAATGATGCAGATGCCAACGGCACCCGATAGATGTTCATTTCAGTCATGTCAATCCAATACAAATAGGTTAGATCAATGCAACCCACCGTCAGGAATCGTCCTCCTTGAGATTGTGAATAAAAAGTGGTGGCATTTGTAGTTGATCCATCTAATGGAATGCGAAAAATACTAGTTCCGTTCATGGTTGTGTAAAACAAATGCGTTTCATTTGAAACCATTGAAAAGATGAAATCGCCGCTTGGCACAGGTGGTGTCATGGTTGCTGCTCCGGTTGATTGGTTGGCAGCGTCGGCTGAATAAACGGTTCCAGTGCCACTAAACCATCGGGCAATTGTGGGATTTGGCACAGGATAGATGATTAATGTTATGTTGGCGGTAGCACTGGCATAATTTCCGCTTGCGGGTTGTGCAACGGTCACGATAATTGATTTTGGCGTTGACACATTTTGGTTTGCATTCAGTCTTACGGCATATCCAGTTAATGCATTTGTGGTTGGTTCATTGATTGTTATTATGCTGATGAGTTGATCATTGGTATTGGTGGACACTGTGTACGATGAAATTGAAGCAGGAGGATTTGAAGAAGCAATCGTGAGTGGAATTGTTTTGTTGGCGTCATACACCACAGTGGATGATGGAAATGACAATGCGATTGTGACGGGTGTGACGGGTGTGACCGGTGTGGGCGGTGGATTTATAACCAGGGTTATGCGGTTGTATTTGCCAGTTGGCGTGTGTGTCACCGTAATTATGACTGAGGTTGAGTTGGCAACTGTTTGGTTAGGTTGGAGTTTAACAACGTATCCCGTTACATCGTCAGTGGGACCTGCGAGAGTAATGATACTTGTTAGCGCTGAGTTGTTGGTAGAAACCGAATACGATGAGAGTGGGAATGAAGATTCATTGTTTGTGATTGTGAGTTGAATCATCTTGTTGGCCTCATATGTCACAGGAGATGATGGATTAAATCCAAGCCCAATTGTGGAATCTGGGCTTGACGTGGGCGCAGGCGTGGGCGCAGGCGTGGGTGCAGGTGTGGGCGCAGGTGTGGGCATCATTTTCTGAGCAATGTTAAACACCGTTCCTTCACGCGGTGCAATGTTGTAATTTTGGATAAAATATTGAGTTTGTTTGCTTGCATCTTGCACGAGTGTGACTTCACCAAAAAAACTCCCGGTGCCATCATAAGCAGTGTAAGTTGCGCCGTCTTGTTGAATCGGTTTGTTTGTGACTAGGACGAACAAGATGCTGTTGGTTGTTTTGTTGAGTTTGATTTCACCATTGAGGTGGGTTGTTGCAATTGGAAACAGCACTGCAGCCGTGTTTGATCCAATGGTGGTTTCGCCATTTTTAACTGTGACGTAATAACGAGTGTTTTTGTTGGATGGCACAACGACAGGGAGATTGATTGTGTTTCCACTTGAGGCATTGTTGGACACTTCACTTCCACCCGGAGTCGTTCCAATTGTCGCAGTTAATCCTTGGCCGGCAAAAACCGGTGTCAACGTGAGCGCAGTTGAATTGACAATCCATGAATAGATGCGAGGTTCATAATATGGATAAGTGATCGCACGAGATCCCAACCCAAACGCGAGTGAACCCATTGGCGCAGCAAGCGCGGTTGCACTTGTGTAAGGATACAACTCCTTGTAAACGCTGTTGTATTGGTAATTGAGTGGGACCGCCGCTTGCCATTGAGAATATGATTGTGTTCCGGTTCCAACTTGTTCGCCCCACAACTCGCTGCCCGTGTTTCCAGTTCCGGTGCCGCCCCATTGAAATAAGGCTGGAGGAGTGAATGCAGCCTGTCCATTGTATTGTTGATATTGATACCCATCGCCAATGCTCAATTTTGCAATCGGACTGTATGTCACGGTTGTAGTGACCCCTGAAAGGGTGTACGTGAAAGTGAGCGGGTTTCCAAACACAAGTCCTCCACACAATCCTGGACTATAAACAGGCGCTTGTGCCAAATTTGCATATGACGGCGGAATGTTGGGCCAAAACGCAGATATGCTATCTTCATAAAACACGTAATATCCAGTTTGGGATGGTGCTCCCGCAATCGTGTACGTGTTTGCTCCGTTTGCAATGACAACCGAAGTGACAGCCGAATAACCCGATGGAAATCCGATCAGTAAGCCCACCCCTCCGGACCCGATGTCCAATTCAGAATGATTGGCAATAATGACTTCTGGCACTGGCAACGGCGCTGGCAGGGATGCCGCATAAATCGGGATGTAATACTGTGTCAAAGGGGTGCCGGGCGTGCTGCCTATGTTGTAATTATTAAACCGTATTGGCATGTATCCTGCAATCGTTGTCATCGCAGGGCTTGGGCCAATCATGTTGATGCCACTTATGGCAAATTCATTGTTGTTTATGGTTTGGGCGTGATTTCCCAGCAAAATGCATGAACTATTGTTGTTGGTTGAAACATGACGCCCAATGCCGACGTTGTCATTGCCCGCAATGCTGACGGACAGAGCAAATTCGCCAATTGCGATGTTTCCATCGCCGCTGGCATGTGCTTGCAGCGCAGCATTGCCCACGGCCACATTGCTGTTGCCCGTTTGATTTGCAATGAGTGCGCCGTCGCCGGCCGCCACATTGTCCGACCCGGTCGTGTTGTTCAGAATGGCGTTGTGTCCCAGCGCTGCATTGTTTGACCCGGTTGTGTTTTGATATCCGGCCCCCATGCCAACGCAAACATTTTGAAACCCGGCGCTATTATTATTGAGCGATTGGGTTCCAACGGCCACATTCATGTGGCCTCCGACATTGTTGCTGAGCGCTTGATTTCCAACGGCCACATTCGTGTGACCCGTGCTGTTTTTGTTAAGCGCTTGGTTTCCAACCGCCACATTCTGGTTGCCAACCGCGTTGAATTGCATTGCATTGTTGCCGATGGCCACGTTGTAATTGCCAGATTGGGGTGGATTCGGATTTGGGTTTGGAAAATTGTAGAGCGCATTCTCTCCGATTGCCAAGTTGTTGCTGCCCGTGTTACTTGAAAGTGCGTTCAATCCAATGGCGGTGTTGTGTTGAGCCGAGGGGGCATTGGTTTTTATTGCCCCGTATCCAATGGCGGTGTTATTTAATCCGCGCTGAAACTCTGCGCCTTGCAAGCTAAACGATCCCAGCGTGGTGTTTCCGCTGGCGTCACTCACCCTTGTTCCATTCAATTGATTGAACTGTATTGACATTCAAACCGATTATAAAATTACTAGATATAATTTTATAATTGTTCTCATCGCATCATGCTGCATCGTTTTGATCAGGTTGTCTTGTCTAGTTCGGAGTTGGGAACGGCCGCTGTGATTTTTCCACCACGAGCGGATCCGGCATCACAAGTTGCATGCGCCCGAAAAATGACACTTCGGGCAGGTTGGTTAGGTGAGGAACAACCGGCTTCTGCGTTTCCACTAAATTCGTGGAGTTGATTCCGAACAAGGCCGACTCAATGTCCACTGAATTGTGAGAGAATGCTTCTCGCGGCATCTGGCTCGGCATGATGCCCACGCATGGAATGGCAGGACTGTATGCCGCACCCGATGCGCCGTTTTTGTATTCCCAATAATGCAGTGACTGCGTTGTAATGCGTTGTTCAAGGCAATAGTTTGAGCACGTGTTTTTATTCCTAGTGGATGCCATTTGGGGGAGAATTATTATTATCATTATATTATATTTTTTACACATGTGCTAATTCAAATTAACTTTGCATACTCTTGCAACACACTGTCCATGTGTTCTTTGGTGATGTTTGCAGAAGTGAATGCATCAATCAAGCACAAATGGAACACGTCCAGCAATGGGTAAGAAAACATTAATGGCAGCATCATGTCAATGTGTTGCGTGTCGCACACATTCTCCGACTCATTCTCTCGGTTGCAGTTGCTGAATGGGTGCTGCATGATCAGCGCCTGCAGTTCTG